CCCCCATGGGGGGCGATAATCCGAGGAGTGTTCCGAGGTAACCACCTCAAGCTCCAAGGAGAACCCGCCTTCCTAACCAGTGATGGTTAGGGAGGGCCGGTCCTGAGCCTTGAAGATGGGGCTCCGGGTGATTCATCCCCAAAGATGAACCCGAGACAAATCGTGGCTTATACCACAATTTGTTCACATCCTTAACAATCTTTATCATGCTAACACTTAAGTTAAACCTCGCGAGGATTGTAATTACTTTCCTCAACAAGGCATACTTAGGAGTTAGAGTCGATAAAGGGGTAGTCGAGCAATGGACTAGGCTAATCACCCAGAGGGAGTCAACACGTGGGCCGGTGGACACTGTCGGTTGGATCAAAGCGATCAAACTGGCGTGTACCCGGTTCATGTGCGGACGACCTTTGAGTGAGTCGCCTGGATTTGGGGTTCAACTTGACGAAACTGGTCTCCCTAAAGGGATACAGCTCGTTGAGTTGTTCCGTAACAAGTCTCGTCCCCATCTACGTCTCGGATTGACCCTTTTGGGGTTAGTTCGACTCATAGAGGGTACGAAAAAGCCCGACCTAGACCCTATCACCCTACCCGCAGCTCCTTACCCTTCCTGTTTGGAAGTGGAGCTCACGGCTATTGTGAAGGATTTAGGTTGGAGCTTGACTGTTCCTAAGTAGGAACGGCCGCATGTTACAACCAAATCTGGTCCCAATGCCCAAGCTTTGGTCGGATCAATCGAGGACGCTCACCTCCTAACAGACAAACAGATTGATAATCTGCGTATCTGTGGGGGGATGAGTTAGTCCGATCGATTGGTGTGATCCGATCACTCAGCGTCCCTACTTGGTGTGAGTTAGTTAAGATAAAGGCCAAAGGCATTTTATCGAGACTTTCTTACATCAAGGATAAGGAAGCCAAATGTCGAATCGTTGCTATCCTTGACTATTGGACACAATCTTGTTTCGAGCCTCTTCATAAAGCGCAATTTGCGTTGTTGAGGAGCCTCAAACCGGATTGTACCTTTAACCAAGGTAGCTTCCGAACCAAACTACCGCTTCGAGGGCCGTACTACTCTTGTGATCTGAGTTCAGCAACAGATCGTCTCCCTGTAACTCTACAGAGAGCGATCCTAGCTGTTCTCGTTTCACCGGAGTACGCGGCTGCATGGTACGAGTTGCTATGTACCCGTGATTATATGCTTCCCAGAGGGGCCGGAACCGTAAGATACGGGGCCGGTCAACCGATGGGTGCGTATTCATCATGGACTACATTTGCAATCTCGCATCATGCGATCGTTCGGCTTAGCGCCAAACGAGCCGGCAAATCCATCCATTGGACGGATTATGTACTACTTGGTGACGATATCGTCTTATCAGACGAACACGTAGCCAAAGAGTATATGGCGATTCTCGAAGTGTTAGGAGTGAAAGTCTCTGAAACGAAAACGCATGTGTCGTCTGACACTTACGAGTTCGCTAAGAGATGGATTCACTTAGGGGAGGAGGTGACCGGAGCTCCCCTCGGCTCCCTATTCGAGGTTGTCCGCTTTGTACGTAAAAGTTTGTGGGGGAATCAGCTTCCAACGAAGTTGATCTCCTTCATCTCTTACTACGAAGTGGCAACCTGGTTTAGGGAGGTCGAGGCGCGATGGTTACCGCGAGGACACTCCTTGGTTTCCCGGGGCTTGTTGGCTGAGTTCTTCATGCTCCTAGGGAGGGGCGGTCAGTCTGACCGCCTTGCCCAAAAAGCATGGAGATTCTTCCTATTACCTTCGCGAGAAGATAGTAGGCTCCAGAGACGCTTTAAAGCCGATAACCTCGGGTTAGAGCTATCTGGAGGACTGGTTTCTTGCTTCTCGTTTAAAAGAAGTACCGAGGTTCTCGGTACCCTTCTGAATGAGTGCAAGGCCCGTGTCATAGAATCAGCCATCAAGCGCCAAGTGCAGGAGCTAAATAGATTCCAGTTGGAATTATCTAGATTCCTACCCTTGGTGCCTGAGGGGTTGGATGCCCAATCGTTACTGTTCACCTTGCCTCCTTTTGGAGTCTTGCGAAGAAATATCGCGGAGCTCCAATTAGAGTTCGATAAAGCGCATCGGGTTAGGGAATCTGATGACCTTGTGCAATGGTTGCACTTGGACGTTCAGTTATTCCTTGACCCCTTCGCTACTTTATCTACAAGGCGAAACAAGACCATTGCATCTTCAAAAGCAACTATTCTTAACCACCTTTCCGCAAAGGAAAGAAGGAATCTTCATTAGGTAACACTAGTGAGCGTTCTTATGGTAGCGCTTAATGCTATCGTTGAAGAGAATAGCCCTTCCTCTTAACTCCTTTTCCCTTGTTGCCAAAGTGGGGTACTTGTTAGATCCCACTAAAGCACAAGAGTTTGGGGGTTGCGAGGGGGAGGGGCTTTTGAAGCGCACCACTCTTGGCAGTCGATCAATGACCGATACCTGGTGAGGCGCTTTGGGAGGTCGCAAATGCGATTAACCCTAACGGCTCAACCTTAAGTGGTGGCCTCCTCTTCCCGCACCCCTACCCGAAAGGATAGGGGCCCTAGAGCTCGCTTGGCAATGCCATGTCGATTACTCGAG